ACTACTTTAACAGCAGCAGCATCTACTTCAGTGCCAAATTGTTCTGTCAACAAACTAATGATTTGTTTTTGCATGGTCTTGGGTTGATTACAAAGTAATCATACCATGGATTAGGGCAGTTTAGGGGGTAGCATGGACACTACCCCAACTGTCACATCAAGCAATCATATCAACAAAGGAAGACAACAGTTTCTTATTTGTCTTCTTTTTACCAAGCATCTTGGTAAATGCAGATTTGATTTGTGCTTTTGTGGCACCTTCCTCTACAACAAACTCCTCATCTTGTGATAGCGTTGATGTAGGAATGACATGGAACTGATCATAACCAGTCCCTGAGAATGTAATGAACTGTTCCTTTTTGTAAACTGCCTTTACTTTCTCATAGTCACCAAACTCCCTGCCATACCAATCATAGCAGGTCTTAAAATCTCTACCAGGAACAACTCTGAAGTTGACAAAGTTCACAGTAGGAAACTTATCTTTCAGGGTAGAAAGAAGAACTTTGGAATACTTAGGGAAGTTACCATACTCGTATTCAGCATAGATTCTACCATTCTTTTTATCACGAACAGTAGTGTATGTTTCCCTAGTAGGAATTACACGACCATGCTTTTCTTTGGTTGAAGTATTGACATAACCTTCACCATCAGTGAGGAACACAACATTCACTTTCTGCACCTTAGTTTTCTTTTGGAAATCAGGAATCAGATAATGAAGTGCAAGCATGGTATCACCAATAGGAGAACCTGACAAATCAAGGTGACGTGGAACAGCACCACTACCTTTCTGGAAGGCATGACATGCTGCCCAAATGTTCTTCATTTGTTCATCCAAATCACGTGCATTTGTCTTGCTGGTGAAGAAATTGAGCAGTCTGAAACTATTCTCAGGAGCAAGAACACCCTCTACTTTATTGTAGATAGGAGGATGATTTGGTTGCAGTTCCACATAAGAATTACAATCCACACTGAAAGCATACACCTCAAAAGGAATATTGACTTTCTTGCAGAACCAAATCAAGTTGTAGAGTTGCTTACAAGTATCCAGGATCCAGTTAGACATAGAACCAGACCAGTCAAGAATGAAGATCAAACCATGATTTTTGCCATCAGGGATGATAGAAACCTTCTTGAACAGATCTTCATTGAACTTGTAAGTGTGCAGTTTAGAAGTATCCAGAATACCAGTGCGTGCAGTGGTAGAACGTGCATACTGATCAGCAGACTTCTTACACTCAAACTCTTTGACAAGGTAAGAAACTTCTTTCTCAGCAGATTTCTTGTAATCCATATATTCTGCTGTTACTTGTTGTTTCCATTCTTGAACCCATTGTGAGTTATGCTCTGCATAGTATTCTTTGCACTTGGCATGAATGAAATCATTAGGAATAATCACATTCTCAAGATAGATTTCAGGCAACTCCACATAGGTAGTCACAGCATCATACTTACTGGTCAAATCCTGTGCCTTTTCATCAAAAGATTGTGAGGTCTTAGATTCAAACTCCCCATGCTTATCACTTGGTTCTTGACCACCACCATCTGGTGCTTCCTGACTCATAGTTATAGAATCACCTTGAGATTCTTGATTAGATTCAGAAGATTTCTCTAATTCTTGATCTAAATCTACAGAATCTGCAGTGTTCTGTGAATCTTCAGGTAGTTCAACTTCTTGACCACCAACACTTTGTTCTTGAGAAATCTCAGGCATTTCATCAAGTTTCTTACGCTTATAGTTCAGAAACTTAACAATCTCTTGTGCAATATCCAGAACTTCATTAAAGGTTTCCAGTTTGCTGATGCGCGTCACAAACTCATTCTCTTCATCAGAGAACGCAATATTATGAAATGCACCAATCTTGTAGTACATGTTGATGCGATCAATAAAGGAAAGATTATCAAGGTTCTCATCCTTCACTGAAAAGAAATCATCTCCATTCAGTTCATTATATCCATTGTAGAAAGTTCTGGAAAGACCAGGATACTTCTTCTTCATCAGACGTTCTACACGAACATCCTCAATCACATTGACAAAATCTTTAGGAACATCAGGATACTCTTCTGTCCAATCAATATTATCAGTGAACAGTGCATGTCCTACTTCATGACCCACAAGAAGATCATAGACAGTTGCAGATGCCTTGTTCCACATAGGTAGAGTCAATACCCTACGATCTACATCAAACATAGCAGTAGGCACTTTCTTGTGCTCTACAATCAGATTCTCTGTTGCAAGACACTTTGCAAGAGATCCTTTAACTTCTAAATTGACTGCCATGTAATTTCTTTACTGTCCTTACAGGATAGCACAAAAAAGGACACCATAGGGGGTTCTGTGGTCAGTTCCCAAAGTGTCCTTAAAGTTACTTATATCTTATCCTTCAACCCTAACAGAGTGATTCTAGTGGCATTGTAGGTGCTTGTCAAGTAACTTAATTATCTGATAATAAAATGAGGGTGTTTTATGTAGGAATAAAAATTCCTCCTGTTGCTCTCATAATAAAAGCAAGTGCATAGTATGGAGGTCTGTTTTCGTGATACTTATCTCCACCAGTGCTTCCAGTACGTGTTGTTCTTCCATCAGCACCATCTCTGGCACCTCCTCCTGATGTACTGCGGCTAGGCACTGCAGTATTATCTAGGTGATCGTGTGCAGGCATTTCTGCCACTGTCAACTTGTGGGCAGTTCTTCCACCCCTATTACCAGGAGTATAATTAGCATTTAATGCTCCAGTAGTTCCATCAAACCCTGGACCTGAAGTTGGTGTAAAACCAACTCCAGCGCCACTATGAGCACCAACAATAAAACGATTTCTTAAATCTGGTGTTCCCTTAGTTCCATCACACAATAACCAACCTGTTGGAATATTTGCAATACTTCCATACCACATGGCAATTAATCCTTCAGGAACTATACCACTTCCACCAAAAGATGATGCAGAAACAAATCCACTGAAAATTCCATCTCTGGCATTAACAATGCTTCTTGAATTGTCAATTACTTCTGTTCCACTTATTTTAATTGCCATCTTCGTGTCTCCACTTGGCTTAATTATATTTATTTACTTATAAAACTTGATATGATGTTTTAATCAAAGACTCTATCTTCAGATTCTTCTTCAGCCCAAGGAAGTCCAATAGCTGTAGGAGGAGGAAGGTATTGTTGATTTATAGATAAATTTATTCTTTGTTTCATTAAATCAACTTGCTGTTCTCCAACTGATGATTCTATCCAAGAAGTAACTAATTCTTGAGTTAATTCTTCAAAAGGAATCAAACTATCAGGGCGTTCAAATTTAACATTTCCAAATTGACTGTTGTTGTAAGTTCCATCAGTACCAGTAAATTGATACTGAGCATGAAATACAAAGCCATCACTGGTTTCACGCTCTAAGTGAGTAATAGTCCAAGTAAAAGTAATAGTGTCCATAAGAAATTAAGAAATACGATAGGAAATATAAAAGTTTGTAGTAGATCTACGAGTAAGATAACGACCTGAAGCACCTGCAGCAATGGTGGCAGAACCAACAATCGTATGGTTAGTATTCGCAGCAATTGTGCAAGTACCAGATCCTGTGTTAATTACTGACCAGTAAAACGAAATATTAGTATAAGGCCCAAGAGTTCCATCTTCAGCATTAGTACCAGTAGGTAGAGTTAATGTGGCAGCAGCTCCAGTATATTGAATAATACCTTTTTGCATTTCTGCAATAGTAAGAGTTGCTGCACCACTTTTAGTTGTAGGAGCAGGTTGGTTATGGAAAAGAACTCCATTATTAGCAATACGAAATTTTTCGATGGTAGTTCCCTCTCCACTGGCCCTCGTATCAAACACGATACGCCCAGGCATCGCCGCTGAGCTGGGGTCGCCATCCACTTCTGTATAGATTTTTGCAGCAGTTCTATAGTTTGTACCGTCATAGCCATTCCATAGAATGGCTCCTAAGTTTTCACCCTTCGCAACACCTGCGCCCTCTCCTCTGGATAAGAATAGTCTTGGTGAACCAATACTTCTAGTAATTGAAAAGGCAGAACCATTAGCAGCAGTTGAAAATTGTTGGAGGCTAGGAGTAGTAGGATTGTTATTATCATAAAGATTGGTTAAGGGGCCGGGGAGCCCGGCGCCGACCAGACATATTTGAGTTCCATTGTTTTGTATAAAACTTCCTCCGCTTGCTGCTCGAATGAATAATCCTGGATTAGCGGCATTTCCTGCTACATGATAGATATCAACTCCAGCTCCACTTACATTACCAGCCTGAGCACCACTTGTATCATAAAGTCTAATTCCACTTCCAGGACCTCCACCACTAACAATATGAACAGGAGCAACTGGATTATCAAGTCCTGAAGCTATTTTACTACCATCTTTGCCTATAATTACTGGCATTTAAACCTCCTTAGCATCTTTATAATACTCAGTTGTCTTTAAGTGATCGTATAACTTATTCTTCAACTACAGGTGGTTCCCACGGAAATTCACTTGTAACTTCAGTAACTGGAGAAACCTTATCAGAAATTTGATTAGCAATTTGTAGATTAACATGCTCTTCATAAGATCCAATAACAACAGATTGAATCCAACCTAAAACCATTTCTTCTGTTAAATCTTCATATTTAACAAAATTATTTGGATCTACTGATGAAAGATCAAATGGAGTTGCACCAGAAAATTCTCCA